CGCGGTACGTTTCACGCCGAAGGGCATTGCGAGGAATTGTTCGCGGATGTCATTGTCGGTTTCGGAAACTGTAGGAGCAGGGGAAGACTCGACAGGGTTCACGCCAACCGAAGCACAAACCTTAGCGGCTTCGACTGATGCGGAGATTGCGTTGCCTTCGAGGGCAGCAATACGAGCAATCAATTCAGCCTTCTCAGCAGTGAGGCCGTCGATGGCGACAGTCAGCTCGTTAAGTTTAACATCTTTAGCGGCGACTTCGGTCTTAGTGGCTTCGATGTTGGCAAACTGTTCGGATGCTAACTTTTCAAAGCTGACGCGCATTTCGTCACGCTCGGTGGTAACTGCGACGACGCTGGCTTCAGCGACTGCGAGTAATTCTTCGATTGTTGGCTTCATGTTATACTCTTGGTAAAGATGGCAAAATTATTTAGCCTTAGGTTTAGACGCGCGAGCAACGGCCTTGCCGTTTAACTCTCCTAAGAGTTGATTGAAGGAAGTCGTCAGCCCTGTGACTAGTCCCTTTGACGCGGCAACCTTGCCGGAGAAGATTTGGCCTTCCATGTCGGAGTCTGAGACGCTTGAGCGCTTAGCCTTAACCGCTGAACGGAAGTCGGCATGGATTGCGTTCACCTGCTCTTGCAGATCTGCACGCTGGGCTTCGGAGAGGCTTGTGCCTTCGATGCCTGCACCTTTCAAAGTGCCGGACTTAATAACTTCCATTTTAACGCCCATCGATTCGTAAGCCTTGGACACGTCAGCGAAGGCCATATACACGCCTATCGAACCTATCGTTGCCGAATGGGTTGCCACTACTCGGTCAGCCTGCGACCCAATCCAGTAAGCAGCCGAAGCCATCTCGGTCTCAGTAAAGGCGACAGTGGCTTTCTTTGACTGTGCCAACATCATTCCAACTTCCTCAACGCCTGTGACCGTACCGCCTGGGGAAGAAATATCTATGAGGATGGTCTTCACTTCTTCGTCCTCCTCGTAATCGTGTAGAGCATTTGCAAAGTCGTTTAAGTCTACTGCACCTGTCATTTTATCGAGGGGCGAAAGAGACTTACCGATGACACCTTGCAGGGGGATGACACCGACTGAGCCAGCCTTGTAGGGCTTAGGGGCAGAGCCGAATAGTGCGGCTACCATGTCGGTAAAGCCCGCAGCTTCGGCAGCTTTTTTGTGATCCGTAGCCTTGGCAGGGTCGATGAGTAAAGCCTCACGGCCTGAGAGAGCGTTAGTTAAAAAGCGGGACATAAGATTATGGTGTTGGGGTTGTACCAGGTTGAGCCGTCGTCGTGCCCGGCTGAACGTTGGTCATTTTGTAAAGCAGCTCGAACGGTACGCCCGAGGAAACTGCGAGGTCACGGATGAACGCCATGTCTTGAGCGCGTTTCTGCATCTCCTCGCGGAAGTCCATCCCACGCTGAGAATATAATTCAGACATGGACATAAGACCCATCTCAATATCGGCTCGGTCATTTGCAGCCTCACGGCCTGCGTCCACGGTCACGCGCTTAGGCGTAGTCCATGACACCTTGTACCAATCGGGATTGTCCGGTAAGTCACCATTAGCGATAGCGTCGCCGATGAGGTAGCCCCATGTTGGATTGCATACCTTGTCTATAAGCAGACCTTGATGGCGAGATGCCACACGATCCATCTTAGCGACGATGAGACGAACAGCAGCGGAAGTAAGTTTGCTAGGGTCGTTAAACTCAACAGGCATTACGCCACGGTGAGCGTCGGCAAGTACCTCGCCAATAAAGCCAAGGAAGTTGCTGTTAGGACGCTGGCTTGCCTTGAGGTCTAAATCTTCTCCAGGCTCAAGAGCAATGAAGTCGCCACCGCCACCATTTTGGATAGCGTTAGCTGCGGAAGGGTTAGATGAAATCTCGGAAGCCAAGTCGCCGAACTCGCCACCGTTACGCTTTAATACGCGAGTAATGTGACCGTGGTCTTTTACTGCTTTCTTTTCGAGAGCAAGTATCTCCATTAAATCTTGGAGGTCGTTCCAAGAGTGTTGCATGATTGGCAGACCGCGAACGCCTGAGACGAACTCTGCGTCGCATACTTGCATCATGCTGTTGGCTAAGATTTGGCGGGACGTGCCGTCCGAGCGGATAACGTTAAATGCCGTTACCTCGCCGTAGGCGCCACTCATCACACCGTCGAACATATTTGCTGGGATGTCGCCGTCGGTAGGGTTTGCTACTCGGTGTGCTTCGATGCCTTGCAATTTAGCAACGCCCGAACCGTTACGCACTTTGCCTAGGAAAAAGTCGCCATCTATTACCCAGCGACGCTCAGCTATGCGGAGTAATTCATTAAAAGAAAAACGGCCTGTAATGTCTATCCGCTTAGTGGCGTTGTTCCAATAGGCTAACGCTCTTGCGTTCCAATCGGAGTCGGCAGTTGAAGGTTGAGCTGAGAAGCCATCGCCCACGGTGTAGAGCACCAGGTCGTTAACCATGGCGCGAATCGGCCCGCTGTTCCTTTCGCCCCACCGCATCTTGCGGAGCATCTCAAGACGTGCGCCAGCCGTTAGGTCACGCTTCTGATCCTGTGCCGTTGCTAAGAACAAAAATGAGCGACGCCCATTATTGTACCGAGTACTTTCGTAATCGCCGGATGCCGCCTTAGCCTTCGGGGCTTCCGAGGGCTTGCTTACTTTTGGCTTAGTTAATTTCTTAGGAGCACGTGCCATAAATTAAAAGCCGTCAAAGCCTTGGTAGTCGGTGCGAATAATAGTCGTGCGAACACCGTAGGTATCAGGGTCAAGTAATTTTAGGGCGTGCTGGCATTCGGCTAAGACTTCTTTTGGAGCGAGGGTAAATGATTTATTAACATTTGAACCGCTGTCGCTGTAACTCATTATCGTTTTACCTTCTTTGAACATGGCTACCGCCTTGTCGCGTATAGCGAGAATGTCGGACTCAGTTAAGCCTACGAAAATGCCGGATGCCATCTTACAGTTGCCTAAATGTAAAGAGGGGGTGCTGAGCAGGTACAAACAACCCCGCGCCTGCCGGATATAAAAACCCACCCAGCACCCTTAAGTTAATTAAGATAAGAAAATGCAGACGACGCAAACGATTATAAAGCATCGGAAGTTTCTGTGGAAGTGTCGTCGGCCTTGTCTCGACCTACAATGCCCCAGCGAATAGCGATAAGCATGGAAAGCACTTCGCAGTCAAGAGCGTGATTATCCTTCTTACCTTGCGGCAATATCCACATGGCTTTGCCGGTGCGCTTATCCCGCACGCGTACCTCGGCATCCATTTGCTCAGCGTACTCAGTCGGAGCGTCGAGCGGGAAGGTGTGCAACTTACGCATACGCAAGCCGTGGAGAATGTCCTTGAGCGAGACAGCAGAAAATAGAATAAGACGAGCCGCACGCACCGCTCCTGGTACTGCTACTCTTTGCGGATCAGAGTAAATGCGACGCCCGCCCTTAACCGTAAAATCTTCCTGACCGCTTCCCTTTGATACTTTCCAATCACGCTTCGAGGCTTCGGAATAAACGAGCTGAGTCTGGTCGCCTGAGTCTATCATCACTAGACCCTTGTGGACGTTGTGCGCCTTAGCCAACGCGTCGAGGTCTTGCCACGTTTCAACCTTGCCGAAATAACGCATCCTCGACTCGCCACGTAATGACCAGGAGCGAATGACTACCCAGAAATGCCCACGCTGTACGTCGATGCCCATCGTGCGGAACGGTATCGAGCCAGCCTTGTCATCCGACTCGCCTTGCAATTTACCGCGAGCGTTAATGCACGCTTCGTTATCCCACGCGTCGGCAAGTTTGTACTCGGAAGCCTTGGCATCGGTAATCATCGTGCCGCCTTCTTCGCTCCATGGCATCGCTAGCCGTTTCTGTTTGAAGATACGCCTCGGGGCATTGTCACCGTACTGCTCTGCCGCCTCAGAGGCCTCGAGCATCATCACGCCTAATTCGCCCCAGCTCATTTGTGCGAGGCTATTCCAATGCAAGCCAACGTGCCCGCTTATCGAGGCAGGGCCTGTGGCAATAAACTCGCCACGCTCATTTGCCGTAATACGTGTGCCGTTCGTATCCGGTAATCTTTCGCGGCAACTCACGCACTCGTAAGTCGTGCCCTTGGCTACTTTTAATTTATCCCAGCCCGCAGTAGACTTAGCATCCTCGGGGAAGCGTACTTGCTCCCATACCCACGGCTGGAGAGCGTCGCACTTAGGGCAGCGGAAGTTCCAATCTCTCCGATCGGTGGACTGCCAAGCCAAGTCAAAGTCGTCGCCAGCGATACCGCCCTGCGATGCGAAGATACGTTTGCCCATCCAACCGAAAGCAGTCACGCGTGCGGAAGCCTCAGCCATGTGCCCTTTCGGCCACAGCCAACACTCGTCGCCAATCAGCCACCGGATAGACCGACGCTGTAAGTTTTTATCATTATGCGCGCCTAACACCCAGCACGTCATGCGGTCAAAGAGAATAGTCGAGCTGCGGTCTAGCTCGGGGACGAGCCGGTCTTTTACTGCGGGGCAATTATCCCACAAGGGTCGCAAGGTTATCAGATTAAAGTCGCGTGCGTTTTGGTCGTTATCTTGGAGGATAAGCGTCGGCCCTGGTTGCCTCGATGCGATGTGACAAGTCGTTAGCCCTAGCGTCAGCGTCTTACCGCTTTGGATAGATGCCAAGATAAGGCAGAGAGATACGCTCGGGTCGGTCGTGATCCGTAGCGCCGCAGCCACCCATGGATACCGCTCAGGGTTGTAAGGCCCGCTGAACGGTGAGCCGGGGATTGCCGTAACGTTAGCCGCCATCCAATCAACAACGTCACCTGTGTCCGATGGACGGAGCACGGAGCGACCTAATGCGATGAGCAACGCGTCAGCCACCTTTCGTCTCCTTCTCGATTATTTTTTTCAAGATGCGACGCTTCTTATCTCGGAATGGTCGAGATGGCTTAGGCATCTTTTTGCGTTTCATCTTTTGAAAGAATGTTGCGGGCTGAACGTACCCAAGACTCTAGAGCCTTAATCGCCATTGCCGGATTGTCGGGGTTGCACTTCTCGGCACAGTCGAGTCCGAGCTTGTCGAGTACCGCAAGCACCTCGCCCATCAACTGACGCATCGACTCTTCGGCTTCCTCGCGCTTAATAAAGTCACGAGACTCTTTCAGTCGAACCTTCTGCTCGTCCTCGAGTGCCATCAAAGTTTTAAGCGATGCGTTGTATGCGGTCTGATACTTGCCCTGGTTGCTATCGCCCTGATCCATCGACGCCTCCCACACGCCTTGAGCCTGTGAGACTAAACGCCTGTGCTGCTCGATTGTAGTTTTTAGCGTTCCATCGTCGAGCGAGTCCGGTGTTACCTTGGCCTTAGGTGCGG